GGTCTATTTTATGTGGTATTATGGTATCAAGGCAAGGATAAAGTAAAAACACTTCCAAACAGTAGGCCAAATGCGGTTAAACTTTTTCGTAAATATCTCCTTATAAAATAGTTATTTTTTACCAGTTACATTCAACCTTGCCTTTTTGATTAGTACAACTAGACCAGATTGCATCTGGTTTTTTATTTTGCGTATTTTTATGGAGGTTGTAGGGTGTGAGACCACAAAAATTATCGATGCAACATGGTAAACGTGTGCTGACTGATTATGGTTCAAGACAAGACGAGTATAGAGAATTTAATCGCAATCGTTGGAAGTACGACAAAGAGGTTAAAGCATTCTATAATTCTAAAGTCTGGATAGAAACATCTAAGATTGTATTGTTAGAAAATAATTATGTGTGTGAGTATTGTGGTGGTGAAGCTACGATGACGGATCACTACATTCCTATCAAACGTGATTGGTCTAAGAGGTTGGATAGAAAGAACTTGAAAGCTTCTTGCAAGAGATGTAATGATAGAAGAGCAATTCTTGAACGTAATAATCTACTGGATAAATAAAGTTATGTAATATATTTTATATGTGGTTTACAAGGTGAAGGGTTAATGTTTTACGCATGATGGGGTGTTAATGTTCGGATTTAGCCCCCTCTTAAAAAATACGGGGGGATATTCGTTCGGTTTACTAGGACGCTGCCCTCTTCTGTGCGACATTTTCCGTTTTTAAAATCTTGAAACTGCATAAAAACGTAAAAATTGAGAAAGGAGGTGTAAACTTTGGGACGAAAAATGAAGATAGTCGAGACGACCAAAAGCCATTTAACTAAGGAAGAAAAGATTGCCAGAAAAACCATTCAAGAGAAGGCTTCTGATGGTTTGGATGCGTTGCAGATCACGCCACCAAAACATTTTGACGCAATCGCAAAGGCTGAATATAAACGAGTTATCAATGATTTGCGAAAGCTACCCCTCAGAAACCTAGACCGGGCGATTTTAGAAACCTACTGCACATGGTATGCGGTCTATAAAGAAATATCCCGTGGATTGCAGAAAGAGGGGTATGTATACGAAACAGAGAGTGGCAAAGTCTTACCGAATAAAATGCTATACAGTTTGGAACGTGCAACAACAAACTTAACACGAGCAGCATCACAACTAGGCTTGACCGTGGACAGTCGTATGAAGTTGTATGTGCCACAAGTAGAAGAGAAGAAAACTAGTATATTTGATAAGTTTGGCGGATGATAGTGGAATAATTTTTTATAGAGGGTTTTCCCTCTTTTTATTTTAGGCCGTTGGTGTAGAGGCAACATAACAAGCTCCAACCTTGTAGTCGTGGGTTCGATTCCTACACGGTCTGTTATGCGCTAGAAAGGAGGTAAGGCATGGCATACGATTATTCTGGTATTCCTAAGAAATATCAAGATGATGCATTTAGGTATGCTAAGAGTGTTGTTGATGGTAAGCGTGTTGCGTGCGATAAAGTCATAAAGGCTTGTCTAAGGCATTTAAACGACTTAAAGCGAATACCATCAAAAGATTTTAATTTTGAATACATCCCAGATAAAGCACTTGATCCAATTCGTTTTATCGAGATATTGCCAGATGTGAAAACTGGTGTTCCTTACCCGCTAGCGAGTTTTCAAAAATTTATCCTATCTTGTTTGTATGGTTGGAGGAAAAAAGCCGATAATACTGTAAGACGATTTAAGAAAGCCCTTATATCGGTAGCACGTAAGAACGGCAAGACTATCCTAGTTGCTGGCGTGTTGTTGTATGAGTTTCTGTTTGGTCGCAACCCAGCGATGTCAAGACAGTTGTTTTGTACTGCAAACGACAAGACGCAAGCAAAGATAGCTTTCGAGATGGCCCGTAAGCAGTTAGACGCATTAAGGGCGCAAGACGAAGATGTCAGAAAGGCTACTAAGCGAGTGCGTGAAGAATTGAGAAATCTAGTCGATGAATCCTATATACGACCACTTTCACGGGATACGGGGGCGGTCGATGGATTTGAACCTTATGTGGGTGTACTGGATGAGTTTGCAGCATCTAAAACGAATGAAATGCTTGAATTATTGGCCTCTGGTCAAGGTCAGTTAGACAACCCTTTGATTCTAATTATTTCAACTGCTGGACTTGATTTGAATGTACCAATGCACACTATCGAGTATGTTTATATTGAGAAACTGCTTAATGGGGAATTGGAAAATGACGATTATTTCGCTTTTATTGCAGAACAAGACGATGAAGAAGAAATCGCAGATGAAAAGAACTGGATCAAGTCAAACCCTATTCTAGAAGTTGAAGGTTTGTATGAAAAAATGATGGACTATCTACGAAAACGTAGAAAAGTGTCATTAGAAACTGGAACAGTTAACGAGGTTTTAGTTAAAAACTACAATATGTGGCGACAGTCAACAGAAACCTCTTACATGGACAAGCAAAGTTGGTCGCAAGCTAAACTAGATGAGAAACCAGATACACGCAAGCGTAGAGTCTGGATAGGTGTCGATGTTGGTAAGGTTAGCGACTTATTTGCCATCTCTCCTATGGTTCAAATGGATGATTACTGGTATGTGGACAGCTTCTCATTCATTGCTACTAAATATGGCTTGGTCGCAAAAGAAAAGCGTGATGGCGTGTCCTATACAAATTTAGAACGTATGGGAGAGTGTGAAATTACCACGCTTGAGAGCGGGGTCATTGATGATGAACGTGTTCTCGAGAAAATCGAGGAAATGGTCTATACGAATGAATGGGATTTACAAGCTATCTGCTTTGACCCGTATCAATTTAGCTCGTTAATCGCTATGATCGAGAAGAGACACCCAGAGTGGCCACTAATCGAAGTTAGACAAAACACAATGGTCTTGAATATGCCTACTAGACAGTTTAGAGATGATGTTTTGAAAGGTTTAATAAAACACTCTGGGAATCAATTGCTTACAATGGCTATCAATAATGCAAGGGTCAAGGTTGATAATAACGGTATGCGTATTGATAAGGATAAGCAAAGTAATAAGATTGACCCACTAGATGCCTTATTAGATGCCTTTGCGGTTTGCTACTTAGAACCATTCGATGGTTCGGGGTATTGGACAAATGAAAAAATACTTGAAGGAGGTAGCTTATTTTGATCTTACTGAAATATATACATACGATCCTATTGCTGATTGGCATAGGATTTTTAATTTACGGTTTGTTTTTGGTTAATACAATAGTTGGATTTATCTCAACTGGATTGATCTTGATTGTTTTGGCGATCTATATCGATCGAGGAGGTGCGCGATGAAGAAACGTATCAAGAAGAAATACGAACTACTAGAGCGGATTGAGTATTTAGAAAATGATTTTTTTAATTTTACTCAAGAAACGGTGAAAATCATAGAGGTTCTAACTGACCGAATCAAACATCTTGAACACAAGTATAAGAAACATTGATTCTGATGGATAGAAAGGAGGTGAGAATATATGAGTTTCTTTCAACCATTGGGATCAACCAAACCCTCTTACGATGATTATATTTCTTCCGTGTTGTCTGGCAACTACTCCCCAGAGTATACGGGAATTTCTGCATTAAAGAATAGCGATATCTTAACCGCAGTAACCATCATCGCTGGAGATATCGCACGATTCCCACTGCTAAAGAAAGACTTTACGGGGAATATCGAGCAAGATGCAGATTTGAATTATCTCTTAAATGTTAAATCGACTGGTAATGTGTCAGCACGAACATGGAAGTTCGCTATGACCGTTAATGCGATTTTAACAGGTAACTCGTTCTCTCGTATTTTACGTGATCCAAAGAATGGTAAGGCACTTCAATTTCAATTTTATAGGCCCTCAGAAACGACTATAGAAGAGACGAATGACCATAGCTTGATCTATACGTTCCGTGACCGTTTAACGGGGAAAGACATCGAATGTAAAGCTGAAGATGTTATCCATTGGAAGTTTTTTAGTCACGATACCATTTTAGGACGATCTCCATTGCTATCACTTGGTAGCGAAATCAGCTTGCAAGATGGTGGGCTGAATACCTTGATTAAATTCTTCCGTGATGGATTCTCTAGCGGAATTATCAAGCTTAAAGGCGCTCAGTTGAATGGTGAAGCACGCAAGAAAGCCCGTATGGACTTTGAGCAGATGCGTGAGGGTTCGACTGGTGGCAGTCCTTTGGTATTTGACGATACACAAGAGTACACACCACTAGAAATTGATACGAATGTCTTGCAGTTGATTACGTCTAATAATTTTACAACTGCTCAAATTGCGAAAGCCTTGCGAGTGCCTAGCTATAAGCTGGGTGTGAATAGTCCTAACCAGTCAGTGGCACAGTTGATGGAGGACTACGTTACAAATGACTTGCCATTTTATTTTGACGCAATTACAAGCGAACTTGCCCTTAAAGTCCTTAATGATGAAGAACGCAAGCTATTTAAGATTGAGTTTGACACTCGAAGTGTGACAGGTCGTAACGTGGACGAAATCACGAAGTTGATTATCAACCAAGTTATCACTCCCAACGAGGGGCGCGTTGAACTTGGTAAAGAGCGTTCGTCTGATCCTAACATGGATCGTTATCAATCCAGCTTGAACTACGTGTTCCTCGATAAGAAAGAGGAATATCAATCAATGAAAGGGGGTGAGAACGAAAATGGCAAAGAGAATCAAGATGAAAGGGCCACTGATTCCGAACAATAGTCAAGAAGCTTACGACTACTTTGGTTTGGAAGCGGTCAGTGCTAAAGCTATCACAGATTCTTTCCCAGAAGATAATAGCGGTATCGTTTTGGAAGTTAATTCAAACGGTGGTCTTGTTACTGTCGGGAGTGAAATCTATACAGCTTTAAAAAGTTATCCAGGGAATGTGACTGTTGAAGTAACAGGGATGGCTGCGAGTGCTGCAAGTGTAGCAATTATGGGCGCTGATAGAGTGCTTATCAGTCCAACGGCCCAGATTATGATCCACAAGGCACTTTATGGATACGTATCTGGCAATAGTGATGATCTGGATAAAGCTTCTAATGCACTAAAATCAAGCGATAAAGCTATTATCAACGCTTATGTAGCTAAAACTGGTTTATCAGAAGAAGAAATCCTTGACATGATGAGGAATGAAACTTATATGTCAGCTAGTGAAGCAGTTGAAAAGGGTTTTGCAGACGAAGTGATGTCCTTTGATGATGTTGGAGCAGTAGCAAGCCTTGAGAATGGATTGCTACCGCAAGCAGTTATTGATGACTTCTACGCTAACCGTAGCAAGCGTAAGTCAGAAATTCAAAATATGCTACGAGAAATCGAAAAAGAAGAATTACTCAGAGGGCTTTAAGCTCTTTTTTTAATACCGGAAGGAGAAAAAAAGGTATGTATACAGAAAAAATGAAACAGATTAAAGCGCTGATTGCAAAAGTTGGTGCAGAAATCGCTACTAAGACAGAAGAATTAAAATCTGCCTTGAATACTGAAGATCTTGAAAAAGCGCGTACAATTCGCGCTGATATTGATGCTTTGAAATCTCAAAAAGAAGAAGCTGAAAACGACTTGAAGTCTTACGAGCTTGCAGAAGCTGGCAACGCTGAAATTGAAGCTGGTAAAACTTATAAAGTAAAAACAGAAACTAAATCTTACCGTGAAGCAGTAAATGAGTACATCCGTACCAAGGGTGCGAAAGCTGATGCGCAGTTGAAACTAGAAGGCAAAGATCTTCTCATTCCAATGAATGTGGCAGTTAATCCTACTGCTGATGGAGTAAAGAAAAACGCCACTGAAAAAGTTACTAGCAAAGAAATTGTTACTACTCCAATTCGTGAAGCAAAAATAGTCCTCGACCTTAAGCAATTTGTGACAACACACAAGGCTTCTAAAGGTGAAGGGTCATACCCAATTCTTAAGCACGCAACATCAGAAATGGCAAGCGTTGAAGAATTGGAAAAGAATCCAGCTCTTGCTAAACCAGAATTTACTGATGTTCCTTGGAAAGTGAAGACTTATCGTGGTGCAATTCCGTTGTCTCAAGAAGCAATTGACGATGCTGATGTGGATCTTCTTTCGATCGTTGCAGAAGCAGCACAACAAATCAAAGTGAACACTACAAACAAAGCTATTGCTACTGTTTTGAAAGACTTTGAAGCTAAGACTGCTGCTGACTTGGATGCGATCAAGGAAATCTTGAACGTTGAGCTTGACCCAGCTTACAACGTATCATTCGTAGTTTCTCAAAGCTTCTACCAAAAACTCGACACTTTGAAAGACAAGAACGGACGCTACTTGCTTCAAGATTCTATCGTTTCCGCATCAGGTAAAGCCTTCCTCGGACATCCAGTATTTGTAGTTTCAGATGCAACTCTTGGGGCAACTGGTGAAGCTAAAGCCTTTATTGGTGATGTTCAACGTGCTGTACTCTTTGCAGATCGTCAAGAGCTTGGATTGCGCTGGACTGATAACGAAATTTACGGTCAATACTTGCAAGCAGTAGTACGCTTTGACGTTAAGAAAGCAGATGCGAAAGCTGGTTACTTCGTAACTATGCCCTAATACTCCCCCAACTAGTGGGGGTGTCTCACGGTCAGCGGTAACTCTAGCAGTACCAACCGCAAGTAACACCAAGACAGAAATTCAAGCGTATTTAGATAGCAAGGGCATTTCTTATAGTGCATCTCAAACGAAAGAGCAATTACTGGCCTTGATTGGAGGTTAGAAATATGAGTGTTTCAACCGAATTATTAGAGAGTGTGAAACTCTATTGTAAGATTGACTACGATTTTGAAGATGATTTGCTAGAAGAAATGATTGGAGGTGTACAAGAGCAGATATGTTTTGCTATTGACAATGATGTCACACCTTCAGACCTTGAGCAATACGATAAGTTTAAACTTGCGGTCAAAAAGCAAGTAAAAGAAGAATATGAACATCGTGGACTTTCAGCGGACACAACGAGGTATCCGCTGGCGAACGGTGTCCTAAATATTATCCATCAATTAAGAACGAGGAGAGAGCTAGATGATAACAAGAAAAATGAATCATAGAGTTACTTTCTTCAGAGAAATAGGCGGTCAAAATGAAGACGGAGAGGTTATCTCTCCTATTCGTGAAGACCTATACACTTGTTGGTGTGAAATCGCCAAAACATCGTTGAAGGATTTCCAAGAGGGAGCGAATAGAACCGCTAGCGATAAAGCTAAAGGTATTTTATCGTCCACTGAATTAAAAACCTTGTATGTGAGGCATCATCCAAGACGGCCTTTTGATTCTTCAGATCACGTTGAATTAAACAGTGTCGAATATGACATCGTGTCAATTGATAGCGATGAATCTTCATTTGATATGGATAAAATCAGCATCAAGAGGCGGACATGACAAAAGGTCTGGATCAGATTTTATCACGACTTACTGAATT